GACGGCTCGTTTGTCATGAAAGGGTACTTGAAGGTCGCTGATAACAACGATTCGCTTAATCTTCTTCTTCCTCATCCTCGTAAGCGTGGTCGGGATTGACCGGGCTCCAATCGGGCATGGAAGGTCTATGGAATGTGCTGGTCACGTAATCCATAGCATCTTCATGATTGAACCCTTGACGCTTAAGCGCAAGGTAAGCCTCATGAACCTCAATAGCCCACACGTCTAGCGGTGTGAGAGGCTCACGCTTATCTCGTTTAGCACTAGCCGCTTTAGCGCGGCGTTTACTATCGAGTTCTCTTTTTGATAGTTTTCTTGCGCTCATTAGTTAGCAGCTCCAATACCATCGACTCGAGTTTGTCAATACGTGCAACAATGTCAGAAGCTTGTAGCATCGCTGGTACTTCATGGCGAATAATGTACCGCAATCCACCGATAAGTAGCCCAGCTATGCTAAGACACGCCAGAACAAATGCAGCCCATTCTGTTGGGTTCATCGCCGTCCGAAAGCTGTGTCGTTAGGGTTAAGCCACCGGATTATGACCGGCGCAGTTGCACTTACAGCACTTGTTAGGATTGTTTTCCAATCCAAGCCCACCGCTAGGTATGTTGCCAATGCTGCCGCTAAGAAGCTTCTTGCCCAGCTTGCGCTTGCTGCCTTTAGGTTTTCCATTTATGGGCTCTCCTGTCAATAAGGGTATTCGAAACATACTGCCGTCATAATCGCCCTTAGCAGTAAAACTAATATGAAAATGTCCTCGGTGCGGATTCGCACCTGTGTACGGTCTCCAACGGTAATTACGTTTCCAGCTAGCAATTTTACCGTCAAAGATTATATAAGAAATTCGTTTATCAGTTCTGGCAAGTAATCGAAGCTGATCAACAAGGTCGTGTATTTCATGTCTGCTGGATCCAAGATTAGCGTTACAATCGTAGGCACGTACAATGCCTGAATCAGGTTGCGGATTATGATCACTAACTCTAGCGGCATGGCGAGCATCGGCGAGCCAACCTTCCGGCGTAGCTCTATTTCTATCGGGGAACGAATCATCGATTTGTTCGCGTAACTGCTGACCTGCTTTGCATAGTTTCGGCATACTCTATAAAGATTGTGCCTCTTTAGCGGCTTCCAGTTCATCCCATACCGACTTAGGCATTGAAGTAAATTGTTCGTTGCCGTGGTCAATGATGGCGTATGTTTGCAAACCGCTTTTTGCTGTTTCTACTTCAATAAAGGTTACATTATACATTTTTACAACTCCGCACTTATTCCTAGATAACCATTTAATGTACTGTTAGTAAATAAAGCCTGTGGTCTGTATTGAGTTCCACCGCTTGACATTGTTCCTGCTAAGAAAATATAACTTGTTGAAGTTAAAGCAGAGTCAATACTGATATTTGTCAATGCGCTCTGGGTAGTTCCATCCCAATTTGCAAGTGAAGCAAAATCAACCACACTTGGTTCTTTTCGCATTGTTACAGGTGGTGCTAAGAAATAATAAGAAGTGGTTGAATTGTAGCCAAAACCAGAAGCAAGAATTTGCTCAGTACTTACACCACCTTGTCGGTAGTAATACCTTTGGCAAGCGGCTAATTCTCCTTGAAGTGTTCCTGTCGCTAAATTCCAAGCCGTAGGCACGCTTCCCAATTCTAACTGAACGCCAACAATGTCAAAGTAATCTGCTGCACCTGCTGTGCCTGTTGGTGTGTAACCAAACTTGATTGTGATTTCGGTTGATGTTGTGGCAATAGTTCCAGTAATGCTAAAACGCTGCCAAGATGAGGTCAAAGTCTTTGTGCCTGTAACTGCAGTATTTGAACCAGTGTAACCACCGTCCATTTGCTTTTGATCTGTTCCAGTGCCTTCAATGACTTCCATAATTAATGCGTCACTTGTGGCTGAATAATTTGCACCTTTGCGAACATAACCTGACAAGGTAACTGTCTGCCCTGCAAGAATTGTCACCTGTGAAGTTTCAAACATTTGACCGAAATCAACACGTGCAGTTGTCGTGCTTGAAGCCGTACGCTGGACGCGTGCGTAGTATCTAAAAGCCTGATTTGGAGTCACTGAAAGATTGCCAGCGGTTTGCTGGCTTACTGTCATTGAAGTATTAGAACCGCGTGTAGCAAACCAACGATCAGCGGTGTATGCGCCACCATTTGAAGTTGGTGTAATTGAAGTTCCACGTTGCCAAATTGTGAAATCTGAGTTCAGCGCAAAGTTTCGGTTTGTAATCGGGTTATAGCGCAAGCCTGTCGAAGTGGAACTATCTGCCAGGAGTGTGTCGCCGTTGTTGCCTACTGCGAGGCGAGCTGGAGTATCCGCGGCGGTTGCCGTAATGAGGTCACCTTTTGCGTCTACGATTGTGTTTTGAATAGCATTAGGATCATCGGAAGAAACCCAAGCCGAACCGTTGTATACCTCAACTGCGTTAGTGTCTTTGAGGTAGGAAATCATTCCTTCGGAAACTACCCCGGTCAATGCCGTTGTGCGAGCTGCGGCATCTGCGAACACCATGACGGTTTGCTCCATCAAATAGGTGTTTACCTGAGCCGCCGTTAAGACGTCTCCGGTGTTGAATAACTTATATCCTGCGCCTGCCATGTTTCTCCTTAGTAGCTCAACACGTCTGAGTCAAGTATACCGCTAATTGCGCTATCTAACACGAAACCAGCCAATAAAGGCTCAGAGGTGAATAGGGTTGTATTCCAAGATGCTTTAGTAATTTCGTGGTGTATGCCTTGCACAAGGCTAGGCTGTACCACGCTGCTATTGCCCGGCATTGTCTTAGTGACGCTAATGCCATCAAGCAATTCAATGTCTACGCCGGATAATGGCTTGTTTGGGTTAGTGTCATCGTAGAGGTTTAATTGAATTGAGTCTACGCGCACTTCAGGATCCTTGCGTGTAGCTAGGATGCCTTGAGCCTGATTTAATGCCTCAGCGTCAGTCTGTACCAATATGCCAGAGCGTGTGCCTGAATGTAGAAAATAGGTGTCAATCGAAGGCTGGCTAAAAACATTTTGCGCCGTTCCGCCAGCACGTGTAACGGTTACGTCATTAACTAGGTTTGTGTCATCAAAGGCCACTATGGCGTTCGTGTAGCTGATATTTGTGCCATCGTCCGCAAATGTGTAAACCGCTGTGCCAGCATCGGCAATTAAAGCCGTGCGGCTCACAAAGCGCACCGCGCCTTCAGAGTCTACAAACAGACCCCCAAACTCGCTATCTTGTACCGTGTTTAAGGCCTCTAGAGCCGTCCTAGACGTGCCGGGGTCTGCCTGTAAGGTAGAGTCACCAGTATCCACATTTCGTAGGCTTACAGGCCATTCTATGGCGTTTAATAGGGCATTGACGCGAGCCCCTGAAAGTTGTCCAGCAGTTGCGCCTGTGACGGTCGAAATAGAGCTACCAGCGAGTAACTTAGTGCCGTCTACGCAGCGCAAGGTTACGGTCGAAACATCCTCGTTACCTTGTCTGAAGCCTGTGTCGTAATTGGTAATAAAGCCGCTGAATAGGAAATAGTCCACGCCTAGATAGGTCGCATAAATAATAATCTGGCGTAGGGGAACAAGGTTAGGGTAATAAGCCCCTGCCGGGTTCATGGGATTCCAGTCACCGTTTTGGTCATACAAGGTCACATCCGCTGTGCCAGCTTCAAACTTGCTAGTAATGCGTGAGCGTCCACGTCTAATGTTTGTGCGTGTGACTAGGTTAGTAATCTCGATAGGCAACGTGCCTGAGCCTAGTTTATTGGTTCCTAGTATGCCGCTAGTGGCTGAATCTAAGATAAGTGGGTTGGTTTCAAAAGCTGTGTTACTGTCAAAGTCTACAAACACACGCAGCGTAGGTGCTGGCATTACAAAGCCACCGCGTTCAGCGTGATTGACTGGCCTCGCTTTTGTACCTCATATAAGCCTTCAGTAATGACTTGAATGAGATCATCATTAGACATAACGTTACCTGCTACGTTTACGGTGACATTGGCAGGGTTGAAACCGCCTGCACCGAATGTGCCAATGGTTGAGAATATGTCTGCAATCCGTTGTCTAGCGTTAGCCTCATTAGGTGAATCATCTGCACGACCAGTCATGACCGTACCTGAGTTAGCAATAATGGTTGCACCGTTTACGGTGAATGTGTTAAATGGATTGGCAGTACCACCGCCGGGCATTGTGATAGCTACGCCGTTAGGGTCAGTTGGGTTAGGCGTAATGATTACGCCGCCACCTCCACCGCCACCGCCTCCACCGCCGCCGTTACCGCCGCCAGCAGAACCGCCACCGCC